TCAAGCGTTAGAAAGGCTCCCCTAGTCGAACAGTAGATCCGCTGCCATTCTTTTGAAGAGAACCTATCTACAGCTGAATAGGTTGGGATGACCGTATTAAAGAATGTATCTGGTGCATTTGTCGTTTGTATTATATTCTCAGGGTATTGGTTGACTGGTTCTGTATCGTTGTAATCAACATAAACATTCATGGTTATTGCACCGTCAGACGTGGTGTCCATTAGAATGTCCATGAATCCAAGCTGTATATTTGATCCAGTCTCAAGAAAGTTAAACTTTTTGCTCTGTATCTTAAAATTATCCCTTATAGATATCAGGCCACCTCCTACATAAGTTGCAGGAGCATCTAGCTGGGGGGTTGAAAATTGATTTACAGATGAATTGTAAACGTAAAGATCAAAAGTATTGGCTGTGATCCATACAACAGAGAAGATTCCACCGTTAAGGCTAGAAGCAAAAGGGGTGCCCGTTGGTATATTTGAAATAGTAATGACTTGGCCCGTCTCTAGATTGTGATTAGGTGATGTAATCCTTGTCGCTGTCGTTGTGTTACCTGTTATTCCTGTAATCGTCAGCGATACGTCGTTTGTTGCACCTGTTTGGAATCCAAGCTGACCCAGGAATTCTACAAAGCCTTGTTGGTTACCGCCTACAATCGATGGGAAAAGAGAAGGTAAATTACTCCACGGAAAATCTAGGCTTTCCCATTGGTTTTTTTCCACAGGCTCAGAAAAGTCTACCCAACGCAAAGTAGACTGTGGCTGATATGTTCCAAGTGCAGTATAAGAATCTGTAAAGATAGCCCATGAATCATTCTCGTAGTTGTACATCAAACGTCTGTTTGGATATTTGATGTTCTCACCTGTCTTTACATAAGTCCAATAAGCTATTCTCTGCTGGAAGTCTCTAATACCCTGTACGCGTTCAGGCCCATCTCCTGAATTGTTAAACTTATAGACTAGGTCTGGTATCTTGATATCTATTCTGTTTGATTGGTAGCTATCACACTCGACAACACCTTTGTCTCCAATTCCCACTAATGAAGTATCAAACTGAACCATGCTAAATGTGCTTTCAACACCGAGTTCAGTGTTAACTTTTTCGATCTGGAAGGGAGCAATACTCCTACCTGTATATCTTAACTGCCATGTGCTTCTTTCACAGAATATCACAAGGTTATCTCTTACAAAACCTACGGCTACAATGTCCTGCGCTGTCGGTATGTCAAGGAATCCGCCCTGTCCAGGGATGTCGTCTCTCCAAGCGTCGGCGTTTACGGTCGTTACCAATGCACTTGCGTCACTAAATGGGTTTCCGATGGCCGACCATCGTATTCTTTGTCTATACTGCGTAGAACCTGCAAGGTTTGGGCCTTCCCTAGTGTTAAATGTGACCATTCGACTTCTAAATGGCAACATGACTAAAGCTTGCTGGAGCCTATTACCTGATCCATCTATCACGGGAGCAAAGTTTATCCATGCAGTGGCTGCCTGTGATGTATATCTTATTGGATCGCCAGAAGTTCCTGAAAAGTTCGATACCCAAAATATTTTATTATTATTTTGGTCTACCCAGTAGTTTGTACTCCAAAAGAAATTAAAGTCTGAGCCTGTCCATGTCGTACCTGGTATGTACTCTTGCCAGCCATTCACATAACGATAAGCATAGGTCGTGTCGAAGGCGATCAAACGTTCGTTATTGATGTTGCTAAGCTCTTGAGATCTTAGCCCCATAACGGGTAATCCTGGATAGTAGTTATAATCGATTGTCAGAGCTGCTAACGCGACACCACTAGCTAAAGTGATAGCCATAGTTGTGTAGTTTATTGTCCCAGTGCCAGCTGGTGTTCCCACTAAAACTCCAAGTCCATTATCCTGCCATGTGTTTGTCCCATCGGTTATTACAACGCTACCAGGCTCTAACTCTCCTGTAGATTCTAGACTAAAGATAGTTCTTATATTTCCCGAAAATGCTCCCGCTCCGTCTAGATTCCCTAAAGATTCAGTTTGTTGTACCCTTCTGAGTCTACCCAATAACTTACAGCCCGACTTCCTTTTTATCCGCTCTCTCCATACAAAAGCATTTTCTAAAACGGGATAGGCATCTTCTGGCAAAATAAAGTTTTCTCTGTCTTGCACTAAACCTGTTTGATATTTTCGGATGTATAAAGGCTGGTAAAACTGCGCCATTAATACATGCCCCCCATACCCCAAAAGTTATTCAAATAAGGGTTTGGTAATGATGAGTTAAATAGGTTGTAATTTGGCTGCCCTATCTCTTCTACGCCCTGACGCTCTAGTACCATAGCTTCCTGACGCTTCATGCCTTCCATTAACGCACCTACAGATTCAAAGTCGTTACGCTCCCTTTGTATCTCGCAAGCGGTTCCATATGATAGATACTGCCACCATTGGTTAAGGATAGGATGATCGCTGGTTGCCATAAACTGAACTGGTGTCTGATAGATCTCTACAGTGATTTTATGTACAAGTTTAGGTACAGGACGCACTACAAACTCATTGTTCCAGAATAAAAGGTTGTATGGTCTTCCGGGCTGATACTGGGTCACAAACAAAGTCATGACTGTCCCTGCCGCCGGAGTCACCGATGCTAAAGAAAAGTCTAAAACGAAATCTCCCGTTACGTAATCGACAGTGCCTATATTGATAGGTTGCTGTAACCCTGGGTTTCCCAAATTTCCATTAGGCATGCCAGGTATAGCTGGGTTGCTATTAAGGGGAGGAGTAAAGGTTTGAGCGTTTTCTGTGATATACCACATTTGCCCAGAACCGTTGTCTTTTACCTGAATTGCATTTCCTGAGTTGTCGATACCGCCAAGAGTAACCTCGTTGGAAAGAAACGGGCCTGGGATATTAAACGTGAATGCCTGAGTGCTTCCATCGCCTGAGATTGGCTGAAGCTGCGTGTAAATTTTAGGCCACATGTTAAAGAACTGTGTCCTGTCTTTGTAAAAGGATCCCTGTTTACCATCAAAATATACAGGTGCCCTAACTCCCTGAAAATAGTTTACATCTAATGGGTATCTATCGATGTATGGCTTGGTAAATATCTCATAAATGTCCCTCATCTGATCGATTTTGATCGCGTAAGGAAAATCATTGTTATAGAAGGAATTGATCGCTTGATCCAGATCATCATCCGTCAAGCTCGATTGACCAGGAGAGTTTGTTAAACGTCTGACCTTTTTTCTAATCGCTATCAAGGTCGAATCGGCTTGAGAGATGACCATATTTTACCTAATTAAAAGGATAATGGAACGAACTCATGCACTATTTCGTATGAGTCTTTTTTTGTTGGAGAGTCGTCTTTATTTAGCGATACTCCGTCTACACTAACCAGATCTGATCTGATAGGCATCCTGCTTTCATTGACTTCTTCTACTAAACCCATCGGCACTTCGTAGATTTCCTCAGGAATAAATTTCCAAAGTTGGATTGGCTCTCCCATCCCTGCACAAAATGCTTTTTCTAGTCTTTCCAGTTTGTTTCTACGGTTGATATAGCGCGCCTTCACAATCTTTTTTCTATGAGCAAGCTCTTTTCTGCACTTTGCTCTGTTTTCTTCTGCCATGCTCTTAAAATCATCAAACGGCACAGCGTTGGGTAGATTCGATAAAAGTCCATGTTGCTCTCCTGTTGCTGTACATCTTGTTATTAAAGCCATTAATTACCCCTGTTATTTAAGGATTGGAATGATATTTGGTTTGTTGTGTTAGACATCTGCAAGTTGTTAGAGCCGCTTGGTGCTATGCTTGCAGGCTTCGTACCGCTTGCTGGTATCGAAAACGGATCAAACTGACTTGAATTTATATCTAAAATAAAATTATTTCCACTAACTTCTAATATTTTTACCACTAATCCGTTAGCTTGTTGCATTCCATACCCAAAAGGGATATTCAATTTTATCAATTGGCCTTCTCTATACGTGTTAGACGCTGTCGTGGAGTTTACGGAAACCGTTATCTCCATCGGATTCGTTTGTGTTGCTGCGACCAACTCAAGAGATGAAGGGATCTGTATAGTCCCAGGTAGATAGACGTTGGCGTTGTTTGCAACCATAAATATAAAAAGCCCCCCTTTCGGAGGGCTTTCCCTGTTACGGATTGAGTGAGTTAATTATCCCCGTTTCTGACTTGATGGCCTGCCATACGATGACATCGTTGGCAGATCCTGCTGGGCTTAATACGCCCGGGGCCAGGTACATATATGGAGTAAACTCTCCGGTTCTAAATGGCTGCTTTGTGAAGTCATAACCAGTTTGAACGCCTGTGATAGGGTTATACTGGGTTGACGCACCAGCTGGGGCCAATGTAGCAAACAAAGCTGCTGTTGGCACAGATGTGCTTGCTGGGAATGCAAACGCTGTAAACGCGCTAGAATCAATATCGATTGTCAGGTTGTATGCACCGATATTGCTTGAAGCTGCTACACCGTTAACGGCAACGATTTTGCCTGTCAAACCGTTCATTTGAGTCATACCAAACGATTGTGGCACGCTCATGCGAATTTTCATCCCCACAACATAGTGATCAGATGGATCAACAGATGTAGAAACTACTGCTTGCGTTGCTTGTGAAGTGTTTGTGACATAAAGAAACTCAGGCTCTACAGCAC